GTTTTGCTCTCGTAGCAAATTAACAAACCCCCTCATGACAGTTTTGCCCTGCCAATCATTGTATTTGTCATTTATCTGGTTGAAAACCAGAAGCAAGACTAAGGATTACAAACTAAATCGAACAAGCCTGTTCTCTTTAGCCTTAGTGCTTTTGAAATAAATCGGAAGATCCACGTCGCCGAAAACGAACTTCAGCCACCTTAAGTGACTCCAGTCGAAAGTCTGTTCTACGGTTCTGCAGTTCCAGCCGCGTTGAAAGTAGTTATAGAATGCGCAGTATGTCGGATCGTAAAAGCCACCACAATACCCTATCCCAGTCAATCGTTGGAATGACAGGATATGATCTCGTACATAGCCTTTTGGATTAAGCGCAAGCGTAAACCATTCCGTAGAGGTTCTTGTTGGTACTAAGTTCCTCCATGTTACACCACTCATATGCATTTCTGACGGGGTCGATGCGACCACGGTCTTATCAGTATTTAGTGTCATACTGAATGCGTCAAACATAACATGCTTTAGATGTGGCACAATATATTCAGAATGATGTGCTCCACATAGCATAGCGCTGTCGTCTCCGTTCACTTTTAGGTCCTCAACCTTAATCGCCTCAAAAATAGTAAATGTTCTCAACATGAGCCAATTCACCATTCCGTCAATTAGGTTCGTAAGGTGTGATCCAGACGGTACGCCGATATGTTTCTGTATGATTCTGCCGTTCGGTAAAATCATTGGTGTGTGTATGAAATATTGAACTACATTGCTGAACGCCTTTTTACTGCGTGCTGCTGCCTTAAGTCCACCGTATTCATAAGTTTTGTCACGGTTTTGGTAGTAGCCATGATCGATATTCTTATCCAATATCGAAAAGCAGTCTAGTATAATAGACGTGCATCTAGTAGTGTCGAAGGATTTAAAGTCTGCTCCTACGCCGATAGTTTCGGGTTTGAAACCGATGTAGCTTGCTAATTTCTGGTGTTTGTCTAACGATTCTCGTCCCGTTAGAAACAGTTGATTGGTAAACCAACCTTGATAATATGCATCAATTAGTGGTTGAGCATATACACCCTCGCAAACCGTCATCGCTGCAGGATACATCCATATAAGACGTGTTTTCTCTTCGTCTTCAGGTCGGGATGATCCTCGCGTTCCTGGCGTGCAATACGGCATTCTTAAATCCTCGTATTCCTTTTCCCTCATAAAATGTTGCAAAATTCGCGCTTCAGCGAAAATCTTATCTTGAATATCTCCTTTTGGTTTGTAGTGCGGATATCCTGATGATGATCTTTTCACTAAGTCGACGTCGTATAACCAAACGGGCTTAACCTTTCTGTCTAAGTTCATCTTTTTGGTTAGCTCCTGTAGTGCTTGGCGGTATGCCTTTTCGTATTTCTTAGGCATATTGAACGACGGATAATCGTAAGCTTGAATTCTGTCCATCAATGAGACATCACAACCAGAGACTCTGGTCTTTCCTCGAGCATCGTTTAAGTACGTCGATCCTCTCCGTGAGTCAAATGATTTTAAGGCATCGTACACATACGGATCATACTGCTGTGTGTTGCGGTAGATACGCCTCTTGTGTTCCTTTCTATAACCTAGTTTCGTAATATGTCGAAACTGCCTGTTCCATATATCATCCTTCAAACTCGCTTCGTGTATCTGCGATTCCATATTTTAAAAGTACTGTGTTGATATTTAACTAATTTGCTGTGTGCACAAAGAAAATGGCTAGCAAAACTGCTAGTTGACCTCCTGTATTTATCGAGTGACCTCAATAACTACAAGCACGATTTAGCCGAATCGTGTGGTACCAACTATTAGTTGTCGGGTTAAATATCAACACAGTACTTTTAAA